TGCGATAGCGTTGGCATCGCGCTCGATCTGGAACAGGAGACCCTTGAACTTCTCAACACTCCAGCGACCGTTAGAGTCGATGTCGAGGTCGAAGATACCACGGGTAGCGGTGTTGGAAACAGCACCTTGCTCAGCAACCTTATAGATGGTTCTGATGACTTCGCGGTTGATCTCAGCCAGGATCTCAGTAGAGAGGATGTTGGCGAGTTCCGCTTCAGCATTCAGACCGTGGATTGCCTTGAGGTCCTGGGCGAGTTCCAGTGAGTACTCAGCCTTCAGGGCGCGTGACTTGGCAGTAACGGTAACTTTCTCGATCGAGAAAGCCATCTGGTTGAAGGCATTGTTGGTGGTGCCCGTCAGACGCTCAGCGTCGTCGGTTCCCATGCCTTGTCCAACGCTGTATCCCTGGGACTGTGCAGTTCCTACAGGGTTCAGGATGGAGGGGTTAGTACCGGTTTGACCAGTTGTACCGAAACCAGTTGTGGTATCAGCAGCACCAACTCCCAGACCTTTGTTCTGACCAGAGAATGCGGTCTCGGCTTCGTTGAAGAATGCTTCGTTACCGGTCTGATCGGTGTAGCGTGAACGCATCGCGAAGATGAGTCCAGTAGGTCCGCTCATTGGTTGAACGCCAGCCAGGTCATAAGCGACCAGGTTAGGCATGGAGCGTCTGATCAGGGAGATCAGAACGGGGTCGAAACCAGCAACAGGACCACTAGCAGAAGCAGTACCCGAGAAACCAGGGGTAGAGGAGCTATTGGTGTTTACGTTGGGGATTGCGACCTGCTCACCGAGCATACCGCCTTGATCGAAGGCAGATTGCTCACGGAGGAATTTTTCTTGGTTTTCCAGCAGGACGGCGGTTACCGCTCTACGATGGGGATCTGAGATCTTATCGCAGCCCTCATGATTGAGGAGAGGTGCCCACTTTTCCTGCAATTGTTCGGTTTGGAACATTTGCTTTTACAGATAAGGGTTTAGTTTGATTTAATGTTAAATTCAGTTGGCTTGTTTGAACGCTGAAAGCGTCTTCATGTAAGCGGCCATAGATTGTGAGTGTGTCTCAACTCCAATCGAGTTGTCCACTCCCTCTGAGAGAGTTTCAGCTTTAGCCTGTGGAGAAGATGGTTTTGAGGAGAAATATGACTCCTTAAGTGTCTCCAACTTTTCACGATATTCGTCTTCACTTTCAAACTCTACACTTTCAGCAAGTGAGGCGAGCTTCTCTTTCTGAGTGGCAGCAAGGCCCTCAGAAACCTGATCCAAGATTCCATCAGCAACCGACTCTGCGAGACGCTTGTTAAGGGAGATATTCTTTTCGATCTGCTCGTTGAGCTTGGTCTCCATATCATCAAGTTTTTCTACCATGCTTTCAAGTACATCATATTTTTCTTCAGGGATTTGTACATAATGTTCTTCAAAAAGACCCTTCATTCCAGTAAGGAATGATTCGGTCATTTCGGTCTTAAGACCTGCCTCAATGGCAAGTTCATTTTCGGTGAACCACTCCTCGGAAACATACTCAAGGTATGAATCCACTCTTTCAGCAATTGCAGATTTGGTCTCTTCGATTTCCTCGGAGAGTTTAACAGCGAACTGCTGCTCCAGTGATTCCTTTACTTCGGAAACACGGGTCTTAACAGCAGCCTCAAAGATAACCTTTGCTTTCTCTCTGAATTCCTCAGAGAGATCTTCGCCGCCGAGAAGAGCATTGACATCATCTTCGATGTCAACAACTTCTTCTTCAACAACTTCTTCTTCAGCAACTACTTCATCAGTAGTTACTTCCTCTTCTTCAATGGTCTCTTCGGTATCAAGCACTTCTTCTTCTTTCATGCCTTTCATGGAATCTGCTGCTTTAGCGCCTTTGTTTACAACGTCTTTAACTTGCTTCAAGGTGCCACCGGGAGTTTTCAGCTTTGCTGAATCGTCGTCTGGTTTATAGTTCTCTGGGGTAGGACCACCCAAATCCTCTACTCCTGCCAGTTGAGTTCCGGGATCTGCCATTGTCGGCATAGGATCGCCAGCCTTAGCACCAGCATTTACAGCGGTTTTGGATTGCTGTGTCTTTACTTCCATTTCTTGTAATTTTGTGCCACGAGACATTTTAACTCTCCGATTGACCTTTGTTAAATCTATATTTATTTATAAATTAAATTATTTTATATAATCAATATCAAATGCTATTGAGGAAGTTGCTGAACAGGTCCAGTTTCTTCTCATCAAGTTGCTTCTGATCGACAAGGGTGTTGATTTCCTTGTATGTTCTTTCAGCAAACTTCTCACGAAGAATGCCACCATCCCATACCCAATCCTTCCCTTCCATAATACCTTCAACGAAAGCATCAGGAGCAGAAGGATCAGCAACAATATCAGCAGCAGTTGCTAACATAAAATCATCACCGACGACGTTATACCCTTCACGAGTTGGTTTTAATGATCCAATTCCACGGGAAGAAACGCCGAGTTTTACGCCCTCTTCAACGAGAGAAGCAGCAATCTTACCCATAGGGGTGTTCAAAATCTTTGCTTTACCAATGAAGTTTGAACCACTCTCTTTCAGAGATACGATTTTATGAGAAACTCTATCGAGATTTACGGTGGGACCATCGGGGTGTCCGAGTTCACCGAGTGCTCTACCAGCAGCTACATGATTTTCGTTGTATCTGCCTACTTCACGACGAAGAGTTTCCATGGGATACATCCGACCATTGCGGTTCTTGATATTACCCTGAAGGAAAACTCCTTCAATATACATGGATTTCTTACCGTTCTTTTGTTCGACAAGAAACTCAACTGTTTCGATTTCTTCTCTAATAAGTTTCATCAGGCTCCCCCGCTGGTTTGAATTTGTTGTACATGGACCATTCCACCGGATGTTCCCTGCTTGAGAGCAGCGACACTAACCGAGGATCTTAAGTCGGCATCATTACCAGCAGTAAACGCAGTTGCAATGCCTGCTGAATAAGCATTATTAACTCTAACTCTAGTATTAAATGTACCATCAATACCAGCACCACCACCTACAATTGAATCCACTGATAAAACAATCTTATTAGTGAAGTTGTAATAATCTTGGTCTGGTACCGTCAAAGTAACTGCATCACCGACTGCGAAAGGTGACCCAGTTCCTTCAGGTAAACTAATAATGGCAGTTGATCCAATATCACCAGCAACTGTTGTAACTCCAGTTGCAGTCATTGACCGTGGTTTTCCGAGAGAAATATTCTCAGGTTCACCAGTGACAACCAAGAAATTAGCAGATGATGCAGTAGGATTAGTTCCAATTGCAACATATGCTGCCCCACCCACAGCAACAACCCTGATAGTATCAGTTCGTTGTTTAAACGTTAGCTTTGTATTATCTAGCGGTGCGGTCTGAGCAGCGCCTACAGGATTAAGGGCCATTATAGTTAAGAGTTCATTTACTAGTTATTTATTATTCCTCACCTTCTACTTCTTCCTCTTCTTCCTCTTCGGAATCCAATTCTGCAGAAATCTGATCTTCTTCTTCATCATCTGCTACTTCAGTTTCTGGTTCAAATAACTTAGTAGCAACTTCGTTGCGATATGCATCTACTCGTGCAGTCGCCTTTCCATAAAGAATGTCTTTAATTGTATCACTAATTTGAGACGGTGATGTCTCATCAGTAGTGAGTAAGTCGATTAATTGATCCATTGTTTTGAGATGTCAATTTTTTATAGTAAGTATTTATATCTCTCCCCCCTTGGGCATTTCTGGTGCTTCAGTTGCAGATCCATCGATTTCAGGTTCCATTTGTGGTTGACCTAAATCCATATCTGCTGCTGATTCCAAAGGTTGCCCTGTAGCAGGATCAATAGTTGCTGGATCGGGGATGACACCTTTCTTGATTTCATCCTCAATGATCTTATCTTGTTCAATAATTTCCTCATCAGTTTGACGCAGAATCTTGCGACGAACGTAATCTTGAGAATAGTATTTTCCAACATAAGGTTGTGCAGTTTCAGCAAGAGATAATCTCTCATTCAACAATTCTGCTTCCTTCAGTTCAGAGAAATGATTGTCATACAGGAAATCATATTGAATGTGCTCACTCATGATCTCCCAATCTTCAGGAGTCACAATGTTCTTAAGAATCAATTGTGTCTTCAACATGTCGTTAAACATGTTAGAGAATCTCTTTCTCAAACGACCAACGAACTTTGTAAACTTCAGTTCGTCTCTTAATATCTCTGAGGATCTTCCCAGATTGAATCCTCCT